CTTGAGAATATGAATATCCTTCTGCACTTCCTGTTTCTCTTCCAAATAATCCATTTAAATTTGGTCCTTGTTTATGTGCGCCTCCTTTTTCAACAGTATGACATTGAGAACACTTAGTTTTAAAAATTTTAGCTCCTTTTTGTACGTCACTCATTAATTATTATAAATATAAATATTTAAATATTTTTACTAATATTAATGCAACTCATCATTAATCTTCTTTTTCAATTTACCAATTGCCTGGCCTGGATTTAGTCCTTTTGGACATGTATTAGAACAATTCATAATTGATTTACAGCGATATAACTTCATTGCATCATCCACATATTCCATACGTTCTTTTGTTGCTTCATCTCGTGAATCTTCAATCCATCTATATGCTTGCATCAATACTGCTGGTCCTAAATATCCACCATCAGAATTCCACCAATAACTAGGACACGAGGTAGAACAACATGCACATAATATACATTCATACATACCATCAAGTTTTCTTCTATCTTCTATTGTCTGTACATGTTCTCCATCTTTTCTAGAGGAATGTAACCATGGTTTAATTTCTTTATATTGTTCATAAAAATTTTTCATATCAGGTATTAAATCCTTAACTATTGGCATATGAGGTAATGGATAAATATTCATTTTTTCTTCTATTGGACATAAACATGCTAGCGTATTTTTACCATTAATATTCATAGCACATGAACCACATATACCCTCTCTACACGACCGTCTAAATCCTAATGTTTTATCCACGTTGTTTTTTATATGAATTAGTCCGTCTAATACCATAGGTCCTACTTCTTTTTTATTTATTTCGAAGCTTTCAATTCTGGTTTTTCCTTTGGTATTTCTATAAATACGAAAAGTACTCATTGTTCTTTTTAAAATATTCATATATTGATATATATGGATATTTTTAATAATTTTTTTTAACATAGTAAATAAATCCTGCAGAGGCAAATAAATGACCCATTAAATTTGTACTACGACATACATTACTTATCATTTTAGGTTTTATATAATCTGTTATAATACATGAAGTGGAAACATAAGAGTGATAGCCAATATTTAATACATTAAAATAATGAATGTATTTTTCATATGGTTTACATTTATACTTATCCATTGTATAGGATAAAAATATACCTGGAATTAATAGCTTAGATGATCTATGATAATTTTTTAACATTAAATTATTTTTATCCGGAGTTAATAAATAATTCATTCTTATATTTATTTAAAAATATATTTTTAAATATTAATATGAAGAAAATCATATCTCCACATGTTAATATTTACAAGTTTCCAATAACGGCTATTTCTTCCATTTCAACCCGACTAAGTGGATTTTACTTATCTACATTATTTGTAGCTGGTGGAATTTACTCACTAACAAATAGTAATCTTGCTGAAAAAAAATATGAATCATTACCTAATTATCAAAAACGCATTATTAATATGTCGCTTATTGTTCCAAGTACGTATCATACACTAGGTGGAATTAGACATTTTATTTGGGATAAATATCCTAAATTACTAGAAAATAATAAAGTATCCAGATCTTCTTTTTTACTTTTTGGACTTACAATTGGATCATCATTTATATTTGAAAAATTATATGAAAATAATAAAAAATAATTTATGCTTTTTTAGTTGCAACAGATATCATAATCATTAATAAAAATAAATAAGCAATACTAGGTATAAACATTAATACCCATGAAAGTGTTTTATATCCGTTTCTACATAACCAATTTAAAATATATGTTATTACTGCAATAACTATAATTTCAGAAATAATTGCTTTAATTTTTCCTTTAAGCAATATGCTACCTAATAGTGATAAACAAGCTATAACTAAGAAAATGAATGCTTGACTACAAAGTTTTGTCATATAGATTATATAAAGAAAATTATTAAAAAAGTTTAAATAAATAAATATAATAGATATATGTTTACAAAGCTTTTAAAATCCAATATTCGAAAATTTTCAACAGTGCGCGCACCAATAAAAGAATTAGAATTTGATGCATTAGTTATTGGTGCAGGTGGAGCTGGATTACGCGCAACAATGGGTCTTGCAGAAAAAGGATATAATGTTGCATGCGTAAGTAAATTATTTCCTACACGTTCTCATACCGTTGCAGCACAGGGTGGTATAAATGCGTCGCTAGGTAATATTACTGAAGACGACTGGAGATGGCACTTTTATGATACAGTAAAGGGAAGTGATTGGCTTGGTGACCAAGACGCTATTCATTATATGTGTAAAGAAGCACCAAATACAGTATTAGAATTAGAGCGATATGGACTACCATTTTCAAGAACAGATGATGGAAAAATTTATCAAAGAGCATTTGGTGGTCAAAGTCTAGATTACGGTAAGGGTGGTCAAGCATATAGAACTGCTTGTGCAGCGGATAGAACAGGACATGCTATGTTACATACATTATATGGAAAGTCATTGAGTTATGATGCTAATTTTTTTATTGAATATTTTGCATTAGAATTATTAATGAATAAAGATAACTCTGCATGTGTTGGTGCCATCGCTTATAATATGGAAGATGGTAGTTATCACAAGATTAAAGCAAAAAATACAATTATTGCAACAGGAGGATATGGAAGATGCTATTTTTCTGCAACAAGCGCACATACATGTACAGGAGATGGTAATGCAATGTGTTTAAGAAAAAATATACCGTTACAGGACTCTGAATTTATACAATTTCATCCAACTGGTGTATATGGCGCTGGTGTATTATTGACTGAAGGTTGTCGCGGCGAAGGTGGATATTTGATTAATAGTGAAGGAGAACGATTTATGGAAAGATATGCACCTAGTGCTAAAGACTTAGCAAGTAGAGATGTTGTTTCCCGTTCAATGACGATTGAAATCAATGAGGGTAGAGGTGTCGGACCAAATAAAGACCATATTTTACTACAACTAAGTCATTTACCAAAAGAATTATTAGATGAAAGATTACCTGGTATATCTGAAACTGCCAAAATTTTTGCAAATGTGGATGTATCGATTGACCCAGTTCCTGTAATCCCTACAGTGCATTATAATATGGGTGGTATACCTACCAATTGGAAAGGTCAAGTTATTAATCCTAATAGTTCAAATGAGAATAATATAGTTAATGGATTATGGGCTGCAGGTGAAGCAGCTAGTTCATCTGTTCATGGTGCAAACAGACTGGGCGCAAATTCATTACTAGATATTGTTGTTTTTGGTAAAGCATGTGCTGAAAATATTAGTGAACAAAATAAACCAGGTGAAAATATTGAAAAGGAAGATGAAGCTGAATTAAAAAATGATGTAGATAAGTATAATCATTATTTAAATAAAAGTGGAGATTTAAATGTGGCTGATTTACGACTAGAAATGCAAAAAATAATGCAAAAACATGCTGGGGTATTTAGAAATGATAAATTATTACAAGAAGGAGTTGATTTAATGAATGATTTATATAAACAATTTGAACATGTATCAATTGATGATAAAAGTGGAATATTTAATACAGAATACATTGAACTTTTAGAGCTAAAAAATTTATTGGATAATGCGTTAGTTACAATTGAAAGTGCCAATTTTCGTAAAGAAAGTAGAGGAGCACATTCTCATGAAGATTATCCAGAGCGTGATGATGAAAATTGGTTAATTCATACTATTGCTCATTTAAAAAAGGGAAAAACAGAACTTTCAACACGTAATGTAATAAGAGATGTTCTTGATGAAAGTGAAGTAACACCAGTACCATTAGCAAAGCGTGTTTATTAAAAAAAAAATCTAATAATATTATAATGAAATCAAATTTTTACAGAACTCAAATCATTATGTTTATAATAATGGCATTAGTGGGTATACTATTTAATCCTATGAATATATTAGCATATCGAATATCTGATTTATATCTATCCTTGACGTTATTTTATGGAGGTCTTTTAATGGCTTCAAATATGATATGGGCACACGAAATTGTTCATTATTTATCATTTGGTAGCTTTAATAAATATGTTTTTTCTTTTGGTGTAATTCTATCTATTTGTATATCAGTATTATTATTGCGAGAACAATTTTTAGTAGACGATGAACAATGGTTAAAAAGAATGATTAGTCATCACTCAACAGCAATAACTACATCCAAAAAAATTTATAAGAAAACAAAAAATATAAATGTAAAAGAATTAGCAAAAGATATAATTAATACTCAAGAAAAAGAAATAAAACTTATGAAATATATGTTATAAGTTTATATGTTATATAAATATATGTCGCTATAGCTCAGTTGGGAGAGCGTAAGACTGAAGATCTTAAGGTCACCGGTTCGATCCCGGTTGGTGACAAAAATTGTGAAAATCGTATAGTGGTAAGTACACCTCGTTGTGGCCGAGGAAACCAGAGTTCGATTCTCTGTTTTCACATGAAAATAATTGTTATATATTATTATTATAATAGAATAATATATAACATGTCCAATAATTTTTTGTTTAACTGGAAAAATAAATTAAATGTTACATCTACTACATTGTCTAAGCGCGACCCCGATGATTTTAATGTAAATTCTCAAATAGTAACAAAACTTAAAAAAAATAGAGTTTTATTTTTAGACCATGGACCAATATTAAGTATCAATAATCCTTTTTGGTACGAATTAGTAAGTAAATTTCAAAAACACATTGATAATAGTGATGAAAATATAGTAATGGAAAGACATGCATTTAATGGTAGTTCTACAGATATGATAAATTATATTGTAAGTTTAATAACTCATACTGATTTACTAGAAACGTATGATATTGTAGTATCAACAGCTATAACTGAAGATATTTCAGATTCACTTAATGAATTAGCGAAAAATATAGATGTTATTACTTTTAATACTGTTGCAAAAATTGTAGATAATGCTATTATACATTTAGGTAGTGATTCTAATATAGAACAAGATATTGGTACTAATTTAGCAATCATGACAGGTGTAAATATGCTTGAGACTTTACTAAATGATAGTTCATTAGCAGCAAGTATTGATTCTCATGTTTTATTAGAACAAGCTAAAAGTTCAAACAATATTAACAATAGCTTTATGAATAATAATTATGTTATTAAAACAAAAAGTAGAAGACCATCATTTCGAAATATAAAAAATGTTATAAAATCTCATTTAGATACTAGTTCGGATTCAACTATTATTCCTAATAATCAATTATTAAGATTTAAAAAAGCAATAGATGATGTTATTACTCATATTTTAGTATTAGCAAGCCCAGATGAAAAAGAAAATGCTGCATTCAAACATAGACATGAAGGTTTAAAATTAGTATTTGATAATGATAAAATTAGTGAAATAATTTATTCTATTGATGAATTAAAAGAAAAAGTAAATAATAAAAATAATTCTTATTCACTTATTGCATTACATGCAGGAGTTGTTGAACAATTAAAAGAATTTCAAAATGATATGAAAGATGAAGGTTACAATATTATCTCAACAGGAGTTACTGATGTTTTAGACTCCACAAATTTATTAGTTGAAGATGGTAGTTTTTTAAACTCATCTGCTGGTTCTTCACCTATTGAACAAGCAAATTTACTAATATCAGAAGTTAAAAATCAATTAAAATCGAGCGGTCAGCGAGGGCTCTATGAAGCAATGAGCGTTATAAATCAAAAAATATCTGATAATAGATATAATCATAAAGTACAAAATGAAACACATCATAGTGGTGTAACATTAAATTCTATTAATTATTCACCAATTCAAATTTTAGAAAATTTTAAAGATGAATATGAAAATAATTCTATAAAAATAGCAAATAATTTAATGAATTCATTTGTATTTAAAGGAGAACCAAATAATGAATGGGCATATAAAATAATTATACCTGAGGATGATAGTGATAATAGTAAAGAAATAAGAAATAAAATAAACGAATGTATTAAAAAATATAAAAATATGCATAATAATGCAGATTTAACGGATGAAGATATTTTAGAAATTAATAAAAATGAAGGATTGATTACTGAAAAAGATTTATTAGGCCTAAAATATGAAGTTTTAGATGCTAGAGATTTTTTTAAGGTTTCACCTAAAGCTAAAGAAAATATAATAAAATACAAAGGAATAAGAAATGAAGGAAAAATATTTACTTTTCAAGATACATTTAGTTTAATTGGTGAAGAAAAATATAAAACTCATCCATTAATTGTTAATGCGTTAGTAAAAATATGTGATATATCTGAAACAACTTCTATTATTCAAAATATGCCATCTAAAAAAAATATTACTAGAACAAATAATATAACGTCAAGAGGAAAAATAGGGAAGTGATATATCCATACCTAAATCTTGTATAGAAGATGTAATTAAAATGGTAAAATTAACTAATGTTCCATGTATAATTTTGTCTTCATAAATAATAGACTATTAATAAAAATTAATTTGTATTATTAGAATATTTAAATAGCCTATACATTTGATTCTCAATAAAAATAAGTCGTTGACGAATATGTTCTTCTGAATAACACATTAACTCAGCAACTCTTCTATTTGAACGTATGACTTCAAATTTATAATTGTATTTTAAAAATATAATTCTTCTTGTAGACGCATCAAAAAAATTATTTATTTTATTCCAAATATCATAATAATCATATAAATCTAATTCAAAATCCATATTTATTTTTTTTTTATAATGCCAATGTGATATATCAGAACGTGTTTCAACATTTAATAATTTTTTATAATTTTCTTTTTCCTCATCATTCATATTTTTTTTACTTGCTAGTCGAACATTTTTTGGTAAAATACTAAGAGAATAACTGTCACTTAATGCGCGTTTTAATTCACTGTCTACATAAATTATTGAATAATTCGTAAAATTAGAATTTCCTTTATAATTTAATATGGACTTATATAATCCACATTTTGCATATAATAATAATTCATCATTGGATATACGAGAACATTTATAATAATGTTTTCTTTTAAATTCAAATGCTCTTTTGGCTGCCCAATTTTCATATCCTAAATACATAATTTTATTTATTTTTTGTTTTTGTTTGAATTCTAAATTAGGATTTCTGAATAAAGAACTTAATATTTTATGATTATTTGGTGATATATACAAGGCATAACAATGTCCAATTAATAATATTATATATATTTGTGTAATCATATATATAATACAAAATTATAATTTTAAATTAATTATATATCACATATTAAATCATTAGTAATCATACCATCTTCTAAATGCTCTTCAATATAATTATATAAATCTTCTTCTGCTTCTTGTGTTTTTTTAACAACAACTTTCAATGTTTCTTGTGTTTCTTCTAAAATTTCCTTTTTTTTATTAACTTCGTAATTTTCAGGTTCAAATTCATTAAAAAATCGAATTAAATTTTCTAATTCAACTATTTCTTTTTCATAAAACTTACACTCATTTTGAAGGCGCTTCAAAATTTTTTTCTTGATAATTAATTTTTTTTGAATTTCTTCCATATATAAATTGAAAAATATTTTAATTTATTAAATAAATGGCAAATATTTCATTACTGCACTATCATACATCTTTACTACATATAATTCATTTAATCCTTCTACATATACTTGGTCTCCAGTATATAAATTATCACAACCATATTCATTTGTACAACTTTTACCATTATTCATAATCGGTAATTTAATAGAATTCTCTTTTTCATTCATTGTATAAAATTGCCATTTATCCCTAGAAGTAAATAACGGACGTCCTAATAACGGTAATATAGAACGTTTATTATTATGTAATATTCCTACTTGTCTATAATCTGTATCAATTGCCCGTGTCGAAATATTAATAGGTACTCCACTTGATTGACACTGTGTTGGATCATTAAATCCTAATGTAACACGTGATGGACACGTTGGCATACCTCGAACATCATGAGTTGGTACTAAATATCTATCATCTCTTAACGGCGCAACATAAGGATTTTGTAATACATCATTGGGTAAATTTGTGTAATTGTAATTAAAATCAACACTTGGAGGATTTACACAAATATTATTTTGACAAGGTTGTTGTATATTAGGTTGTTGTATTTGTATTCTTGTAATATCATTAAATGGGCGTAAAAAAATATACAAAAATACTACAATAATTACACTTAATGCTAATATTATATAATTATATTTATCAATACAAATTTTATTTGGAGGACAACTTTTAGCCATATATATTGAAAAGAAATTTAATTATTTTTATACATATCTAATGCTTTTTCTTTCATTGTACTATAATCAACAATTGGCTTTGGATAATCAATATCTTTATATTTATCACAATATTTATTCCACTCATGTATATGCTTAGGAATTACTTCTTTTAATTCTGGTAAATATTTATATATAAATATGCAGTCGGAATCATATTCACTTGATTGCCTCCATGGATTAAATATTCTGAAATATGGCTGACTATCTGCTCCTGTACTTGCTACCCATTGCCAATTTCCATTATTAGATGCAACATCATAATCAATTAATTTTGTTGCGAAATATTTTTCACCCCATCTCCAGTCACATAATAATGTTTTAACCAAGAAACTAGCAACAATTAAACGACCTCTATTATGTAAATATCCTATTTCATTTAAACATTTCATACATGCATCCACAATTGGATATCCTGTTTCTCCATTACACCATTTTTTAAAATGATTTTTATTATTAATCCATTTCAAATGATTATAATTCTTTTTTAACGCATTATTTAATACATATGGATGTGCAAATAAAATATGTGCATAAAAATCTCTCCAAATAAGTTGTCTAATAAATCCAGAATGTATATTGTATTTCTTTTTCATATAATGAAAAACTTCTCTTATAGATAAACAGCCATATTTAATATATGCAGAGAGATAACTTGTAGACTTAGAGAGAATATTATGATTTTCTTCCCATTCATTATTGTTTACTTTTTTAAGACGTAATATACCAAGTTTTCGTCCGCCATGTATTAGATTATTTTCATTTAATTTGAATTGGTCTGCAAATTTATTTTTTGCTTCTTTTAAAGTTATGGTATATTTATTTAGACTAGAAGATAATGTATTTGAAAAAGAAAAACGAGAAACTTTTTTTAATACATCAACAGAAACTTTCAATGCTTTGTTATAAAATGGAGTAAACTTTAAATAAACTCCATTAGTTGTAGTTATAGAACCAGGTTCATACAAGTAATAATCATTATATGATTCACATTCTACATTTTTCGTTTCACATATATTAAATATATTTTTCTCTCTAGATTTTGCAAATGGTGTTATATCTTTATTAAAATATACTTTATCTATATTTAATTCTTCAATACAACTCTTTACTATTTTTTCATAATTACCATAAAAAAAGAATAGTTTACCTCCTTTATTTTTTATGCTTGTTTGTAAATCTTCTAATGATTCAATCATAAACTGAATACTCTTAATACTTAAATAATTATTTTTATTTGTTACTTGTTCTGGATTAAATAAAAATACTGCATATATTTTTTCACATTCTTTTAATGCATTATTTAAACCAATATTATCTATAATACGAAAATCCCTATGAAAAATAAAGAGCCCTTTCTCAAACATATATAAATAGTAATAAATTATTTATATATATTATTCTACTTTATAATTTTTTATATCATGGTCTACAATTTCAAAAATTCTTTTAAACCACATTACAGACATACACCATATTAATATAATTACAAATAATCCATTTAAATATAAAACTGGGCAATCATTAATAATAACTAAAAAATCTTTTGTTGCTTCATAAAAAATATAAGGTATAAAAAATATTCTAAAAGATATAAATGTTAATAATAACATTAATCCATTTGGTATTAATAAATAATATGAAAGATTATTTCTTTTCACAATATAAGACGAACTCAAAAAAATATTTGTTACCTCTACTAACGCCATCATAGACGAAATATAATGTAATTTATGATAAATTAGATTTGTTGCAATTGTAATTATTGTATAAATATGATGTCCTAAGACTAAATTATCTTTTCTTTTTAATACTATAAAATAATAAATGCTCTCATAAATTAAATTTGCACATAATAATTGAAAAGCAAATATTGAATTACTAGTAACGCTATTTATTTTTGAAATAGTATCACTATCTTTTAATTCATAAATAATAATACAAAAATTAGTACAACACACTATATTGGTTAAAATGTTAAATGATTCGACAATATTTTTTGTTTTATTTTTGAATGTATGATGTTCAAATGGATATAAATTATAAATTGTATTATGAACGAATATAAATCCGAATAAATACGAAAAAATTTGGTTTATATATCCTATTTTACTAGACAATTCTATTACCATATATAGTTCATTGGTATTTTAATCTTTATATATATATTTTATAATATTATTAAATATATATTAGTATAAGTATTATGGACGTAAATGAATTAATAAATGCACTAGAAAATGATAACAATGAACATATAATTAATTTATCCTACAAAGAAGAATTACAAAAAAAACACAATGTATTAGACGATTTAGAATTAACTCATGAAGAAAAAGAAGAGTTTTTAAAAAAATTAAAAAATTATATTTATGTAGATGAAATGCCAGCCATTCATCACGGTTCTTATATGAGATGGATACCTTTAAAAGACCCAGAACGTATTTATTTAACAACAGGAGGACATGTTTGCGATATTAATATTTGTCAAAAGGGCTCGTCTATAGTATGTAAATGTAAAAGTTTTAAAAAGCCAATTTTTTTACAGGTGAGAATGGACGAAGCCTTTTTATTTCGAAAGTTAAACGAACAAGAACAAATATTAATGCAAGTCATACAATATCTAGAAGAAAAAGAAAATTAGTTATTAAATTAAAAAATTGATTATTTTTATTAATTCATATAAATATAAGCAAGTATAAATATCATGGATTTAGTACAAAGAAAACTAACTCGTGATGAATGGAATTCTATTGAAGTACCGATTTCTATTGAAGAAAAAAAAATTATTAAATTAATTATCGATGGATATACCGATATTAATTTAGTTGAAAATTATAATGATTCATTAATGACATACATTAAAATTCCATATTCAGAAAATATGGAAAATCACTTGTATAATGTGTATTTTAAAAAGTTAATAGAGGAACACGTGAAAAAATATAAATTGGATTATGATTGTATTATTTCGAATAGCCAATCAACAATAATTAAAAAAATAGATTCTCTTAGACTAGAAAAAAATACCACAAAATTAATGAAAGAAATGAAAGAAGACTTATTTGATTATTTATTAATTGTTATTATAGGGAAATTACTAAAATATAAAAAAATAAATAATTCTAAATGGAATTATTATTATTACACACTTTATAAAATTAAAAATTACAAAGTTAAATTAGTCAATAAAAAGGTAATAGAATATGTAAATTATATTTTAGATTTATATGAAAAAGATATTGATATATTAGACATGATTAATAACTCTTATAATTATATAGAAAAAAATGAGTGCATTTACGTATTAGGAAATATTGAATTATACAATCATCAAAAACAATTATTTTCGATATTTAAAACACAAAAAGAAGAACGCAATAAAAACGATGAACGCGAAGAACATGAGAAATATAATGAATCAAAATTAGTTTTATATATTGCTCCTACAGCAACTGGTAAAACATTAAGTCCAATTGGACTATCGGAGGGTCACAGAATTATATTTGTATGTGCAGCACGACATGTTGGTATGTCACTTGCAAAATCTGCAATATCAATGGGAAAAAAGATTGCATTAGCATTTGGATGTGATTCATCACAAGATATCAGACTTCATTATTTTGCAGCAAGTAAATATTTTAAACATGAAAAAAAAGATGCAGATATGTTTAAAAGTAATAATTATTTTTGCGTATGCGGTAGAAAAAATTGTACAAAAATTGGCGAAGATATAAAATATAAAGACGGAACAAAAAAGGTTGATAATTCGGTTGGTGATAAAGTAGATATTATGATTAGTGATGTTCAATCTTATACCTGTGCAATGTATTATATGTGTGCATTTAATGAAAAAGAAAACATAATCACTTATTGGGATGAACCTACCATTACAATGGATTATGAATCACATCCATGTCATGATATTATATCAAAAAATTGGCGTGAAAATATTATTCCTAATATGGTTTTATCATCAGCTACATTACCTAAAGAAGAAGAAATTACTCCTGTAATGATGGATTTTAGAAGTAAATTTATGAATGCAAGAGTTCATTCTGTAATTAGTCATGATTGTAAAAAAAGTATACCTATTTTGAATAAAAATGGATATATAGAATTACCACATTTTATGGCTGAATCTTATACTCAATTAATGGAATGTGTTGAACATTGTAAAAATTATTTGACTGTGCTACGGTATTTTGATTTGTATGAAACATCTCGGTTTATTGTGTATATTTGTAATGATATGGAGACGTATTTGAAGGATACTAGATATGATTTTGATGAATATTTTGGTAGTCTTGATGATGTTAATATGGGTCAAATTAAAAATTATTATTTACTACTACTTGGTCATATTAAGCCTGAAAAATTTTCTGAATTACGTAATTATTTCATTACAACGCGTAAATATAAAATAAAACCTAACGATAAGGCCGTTGAAACTGAATTTAAAAAATCACATAGTGTTGAACAACATACTCCTCAAAGCTCGGATTCAAAAGAATTGGTAAGAACACAAAGTGTACAATTACCAGTATCTAAAAAGACTGTTACTCAAAATGGTGCATTGATTTCTACTAGAGACGCACACACTATTACAGATGGTCCAGCAATATTTATTGCACAAGATGTTGATAAAATTGGTAAATTTTGTATACAGCAAGCAAATATTCCTGAAAGTAAAATGAAATTAATAGCAGAAACAATTGTAAAAAATAATGTGATTAAAGATAAAATTTTAACACTTGAAAAATCAATTGATGATGCAACAGCTAGTTTTCAAGATAAAGATAATAAAGCGAGTAGCGATACAAGACTGCCACCAAATGTAAAAAAAATGATGAGTGAGATTGAAAATTTATATAAATTTGTAAAATCAGTTACATTGGATGATGTATTTGTTCCAAATAAAAAAGCACATTTAAAAAAATGGGTATCTGATGAATTGTATAAAGATTCACTTCCTTATACATCTGATATATATGATAATGATGTGGAAAAAATTATGATGATAGATGATATTGAGAATATATGGAAAGTTCTATTATTATTAGGAATTGGTTTATTTTCACAAACTAAGTGTATTGCATACACTGAAATTGTTAAAAGACTTGCAAGTGAACAAAAATTGTACTTGATTATAGCAAATGGTGATTATATTTATGGAACTAATTATCAATTCTGTCATGGATTTATTGGAAAAGATGTAGAACAGATGACTCAGGAAAAAGCTATTCAAGCATTTGGTCGTATTGGAAGAAATAAATTACAACAAACATATACGGTAAGATTAAGAGATGATAATTTGATTAAAAAAGTATTTTTAAAAGAAGAAGATAAAATAGAAGTTCATAATATGAATATGTTATTTAGTAGTTAAACACAATATTTAGAAAAAATATCTTAAATTTTTTTTAATATTTGTATATTTATATTAATATGAATGAGAACTGTCCCAATATAAATATTCCTAATTTACTTAAAGAAACTCTTATTGAAGAGGGAAATAAGTCAAAAGTAGCTAATGCTAATAATATTATTAATAAATTAAATGAAAATAGTATTTCAGAAATAACTAGTTCAATAGATCTTAATGCATTAATAAAAACTACAACTAGCGATGACGAAAATAATGTTATAAATGAACAAAAAAAATATGAGGGTCCTATGACAAGACTTAGAAGTGGAGCTATTAGACGTGTAAATTATAATAAACTTCTTAATAATGGAAAAATGAGTGGAGGTAGGAAAATAAAAATGAATGGAGGAATGACTGCTAGCCAGCGTGACCAGCTAGTAACTATTGTTACAATTGCTATTATATTTGGTGGTGTAATAGGAAGTATTGCTGGATATACAGCTCTTATGTATGCACTTGCAGATAGTGATATTATTAGATATGCTGGTTCTGCTGCGGGTAGTGATGCCCTTTGTAATAATAATATTGTTGTACGCGTTAACGAGGAAATATTTAGATGGGTGTTTGGATTTTCAAGTTGTTCTCATGTCGATTACATGTTTGCAGAAAATATGAGAACTTTAACTAATTATTTTCTTGGTGGAACTTCAGTTGCCGGAGGATTAATAACATGGAGTAGTTATAATAAAATTCATAATTATGTAAATCAGAATATTATAAGTAATCCTGACAATACAATAAGAATTGCAAATATGTCAACAGATGATTTAAATGATGCTGTTGTAGATGCAAGAAATGAATTTAATACTAATGCTAGTGGTCTTGCTGGTCTAATAACTAATGGCAATGAGAATACAGATGCTAGGGCTGCTGCTGCTGCTAATGCTTTATTAGGCTTACGTGAAGATACGTCTAATAACATGGAAGTAGAAAGTGGAGGTAGAAAAAAACGAAGAGCTAGAAAAACTAGAAAAACTAGAAAAACCAGAAAAACTAGAAAAACTAGAAAAAGAAAAACTATGAAACGTAAATCCAAAAAAGGAAAAAAATCAACTAGAAAGCATTAAATATATTACAATTTTTAATATAATATATTTAAATTGGGTTATAAAAACAAATAAATAAACTAAAATAATTATAATATGTTTTTCAAAGATTATCCATTAAAATTTTTTAAATTACAATGCGGTCTCAATATGGCATATCAGACATTCGGAAATAAGAATAATACTCCTATAATTTTATTGGAAGGCATGGGTTCAGATATGTATGCATATAACGATACTTTCTGTATTGCACCTTTAGTAAATTTAGGATATTATGTAATTAGAATAGAACATCGTGATAATGGACAAAGTGATTTTATGACGTCTTATGGAAATAATAAAATTAAAAGATGTTTACCAAATGTTTTAAATAAATATTCAAAAGGTGCATTTCCTCTTTGTACAAGAAAAATACCGTATTCATTATATGATATTGTCGATGATATACGACAATTATTAGATTATTTAAGTATTAAAAAATTATATTTAGCTGGTCATTCAATGGGTGGAATGATTGCACAAATTTTTTCTATATTGTATAGAAATCGAACATTAGGATTACTTTTATGTTCTACATCTAGTGAACAAATTGCAAGTAATTTACCAGGTGTAGGTCTGGTAAAAGATGTTTATAAAATGTTTTTACCAAGACCTAAAAACACAACAGTAAAGGAATTTAGAAGACTACATTATAAATATTTTAAAAAAATGTGTGGGGATTTAACAGAACCTGATTATTTAAGAATATACGCAAATAAAAAATATGATACAATGGGTGTACATCCACTGGAATATAAAAATGGTGGTGATAGACAATTAATTTCTATTGTTTCATGTCCTAGTAGAACATTTGCTTTAAATTTATTTCAATTATTATCTATAACTCGAATTCCAATATATATTATTCACGGAACAAAAGATACAGTATTGCCTGTTGAAAATGCTTTTTTTATGTTAAAAAATATTAGACATAGTAAATGTCATATTGTTCATGGAGCTGGTCATTGTATGGGAAAACCTTTTTTTAAGGAAATTATATCTATAATGAAAGAATTAAAAAAATAATGAAAACAATACTAATAAATAATTATGTAATAATTATATATGAATGATCCCCAAGGAGTAAAAAATTCTTTATATAATAATGAACAATTACCAGGAGATGTAAATAAAATAAATAATACTTTAGTAGACTCTCCAATGTCTATTTCAGATAATAATTCTATGAATAGTAATCCCGCACTATCAAATAATGTAGATATGAGTATTGAAAATAATTCACAACCATTAAATGCAGTTGATAATCAATCTATGGGTTTACAAAGTAAAGAACCAATGGCTTTACAAGGTCAAGAACCGATGGCTTTACAAAGTCAAGAACCTATGAAAATGGATTTACAAAGTCAAGAACCTATGAAA